CGATCCCCCTTCATGATGTCCCATTTGCGGGCGCAGAAATCTTCCAACGCTTGATCTGGCATGTTGCGAATCTGGCCTGCTTCTACCGCGTATTTAACCACGAAATAGAATTCACTCACCTTTCGGTCAAAGTGTTCGCTGCAAAGTTTCAGCCTTCGTTGCCCCGTAGCTTCATCAGTGATGAATAAATCCAAGCTAACTGGCCTTTCAGACGGCACTCCACCGCTTTCAATAGGGTGGGTGTCGGAATTGCCCCAGACTTTGGACAACGCTGTTCCCAAGCTGCCGCGCCCCGTAGCATCATGCCCCATGTGAGTTGGCGGGATTCCAAGTAGTTCGCATTCTTGTTTTACGAAGTCTGCAATTTGGTATTCAGGTTGAGGTCCACCGACGATAATTGGAATCACCTTCGGCTCGCCAAACGCCATAATCATTTTGCCATCCACATCCAATCCAAATTCTCCAGATGTGCCCACGCAAAGGTCGCCGCCGTATGAAGCATCAACGAAATAAACCTTCGTCCGCTGTTCGTCCTTCCAGATCGGGTCTTTGAGTGCTCCATTTTGCTCCGCTGCTTGCCGGGTGAGAATCCGTCGTGCCATCGTCCCAATCTTCATTGAGCCAATGCACATCGAATAGTATTCAACTGAGTCCTTGGGGAAGAACGAGAGAGTATCAGCAATCTTTTCCCGGCTAATCAGGTATTTGTAACGAGCGGGCTTGCCTTGGTCGAAATCGTAGTTGGGTGAATCAGTGCCAATGAGGTTCACGCAAATGCCGTTCATGAACCGTGTTTTCCAAGTTGTCGTTTTGGTCGGCTCAAGGAACGCATCAGTCCAACCGTTCAATGGCTCGGCAGCTTTACCAAGCGGGTCTTGGATGTCATTTGGATTCCCCAAGATGATTGCCCTGAAATCTTCGTTGTTGTTGAGATTGGAGAAGGCACTGAGAAAACTTTGATCCATCGCCGGGGCTTCATCGGCAATCAGCCTCATTCTTTTTTGCTTAATTCCTATAAATTTAGAAAGGCCCACAAACTTGCCACCTTGAACGCAGGGAATGCCGAAAATACCCAGACGCATGTTGCGCGATTTTCGTTGGCCAATTTCAAAGTCATCTATGTTGTCAGTGGTAATGGCAACCGCGCTATCAAGGAGATGCCCCGGAAGATAATCGTAGCGACCAACAGCCTTCTCCCACAGCATTGTGATTTCACCCCACACACGTTTCTTCAGCCCGCGTAAATCTGTGGAGCAAACCAGCACGCAGGTTTCATTTGGATAAACAAAGTAGTCCACCAAGTACATCCAAGACGCCTCATGAGTTTTGCCAGAAGAGGCACAGCCCATTAACACGGCGATTTTGTTTTCCGCGATGGAGTCCCGACAAAGCGAGTGCCAGCGATGGTCGTCCAAGTCAGGCCAGAGAAGTTTGCGGCATTGCTCGTAGTGATAGGACAGGCTTCGACCCTGTTGTTTGCACCATTCTGCCCCCTTCTTGATGCACCAAAATTCTATCTGAAGATCGTCATATTGTTCAGAGGGCCACAGGCCACCGTAGCGGGAGATTTTGGGCATAGGTTAAATTTTTGTGAGGGCGTCCGAAGTCCTCCATCCAAGTTCATAAATTCTAGTCCAGAGAGTCCCCTTGTTTATTCCCCTCTCCTCTGCCCATTGAGCTAATGTTTTATTCACCCCCATGAAATTTAAAATGCAATTATTTCGCTTATTATTAGCCTGCTGTTTATGTGTCGCCCATCGGCAGTTAGAAGGCTCATAATTACCATCATTATTGATGCGATCTAGCGAATGCCTTGGAGTGGGCTTTTTTCCCATATCGGCTAGAAAGTTTTCAAATGAAATTAACCATCGGTCGCACATCTTTATACCCCGGCCTCCGTAACGAAAATAAAAATCATCATTTGAATTTGTGCATCTGCTCTTTGCTGACGACCAGCTCATATAGGTTGAGGTTTTTGACCAACCATGTTTTGTGTTTCTTTTAATCAATACATCCCTTTGCAAGCAACCACAGGACTTTTTAGAACCTCTATTCAATTCCTTTCCAATCGCATTGACAACTTTTCCGCAGTCGCACCTACAAACCCAAAATGTCTGCTGCTTCTCTCTTGAGAAACCACCGTAATCAATCACGGTTAATCGTCCATAAATTCTACCAGTTCTATCCACGAAGTTTGGGGGTCTTTTCATAATAAAAAAACCACAGACCTGATAGCCAGTGGAGACTGGTGCCGCCCTTGCGGGTGTGGCGATCTGTGGAAATTGGTTAAACGTGCTGCCATAGCCTATCAGAGCTGGCCAGAATGTATTTGACTATGGAGGCTTTGCAAAGGATAAATCGTATCAAATGAGTGGAGCTTTCAATCAGGGGTGCAATTGCCCAGACCCACAGTTGGTTTTCGTGCCGGGCAGTCCCGGCGAGCCTTGCGTGCCGTGTGCCGACGGTTCACCCGGAATAAACAGCTTCACCGTAACCACTGCCTCCGTAACCCTTCCCGCTTCCGCTGGCCCAGTGGTATTGGTTACAACTGTTGGCGTTGCAAGCTGGATGGTTGTCGGCCAAGAAGTTTTCATCGGTGAGACTTCGACGAAGTTTGCCCACTTTCGAGTTACCGCGATTCCAAGCTCAACCTCTGTCCAGCTTGATTGGCTGGATTACAATGGTGATGCCGTTGGAACGACGGTTCTTGCTTCTGGCTCGGGTGTCAGTCCTTCCGGCACTCAGCCTGCGCTTTCTGCAAGTCTGCCAACTTCATTGACCGACAACACGACTGGAGTAGCTTCAAATACTTTGGCTGCTGGCGTTGGTATCCAGACCATCACGCTTCCGGTAACTGCTCAAGGGCTTGGCACGTCAGCGATTGACATAGTTACCAATTACACCCTTGGCTACGCCTTCAAGTTGCTGTCCTTCGACTTCATGACGGTTATCCCCGGAACTGGTGGTGGCGCAACCCAGACTTTCAATCTTGAGATTGGAACTACGAATGTGACGGGCGGATTGCTGACAGTTACGTTGGCTGGCACTACGACCGTTGGTGCGCTTACAACCGGAACGGCAATCACGGCTCTGAATACCGGAACTGCCAGCGACACTATTTCAATTGAGATGGCTGCCGGTGGAAATGATTTCTCTGGCGGCTCTGGCTATTTCATTTTGAAGGTGCAAAATCTTGATACCGCCAATTCCATTGCGAGTTTGGCCGCAGATGTGAACGGAATAATTTTGGCGCTCACCTAAATGTGGATACAGCCCCTTACAGTCCACGTTTGGTCTATGACGAGATAAGCCTTTTCCCTAAAGGCATGAACAGCGGCATTGACCCGCTGCTACTTCAAAAAGACCAACTCTCCTTTGCAACCAATGCCTCCGTCCGCGATGGATTCCTTGCCGACCGTCCTCCGTTTACAAAGCTTCTCACGATTAACTATCCTTCCGACGAAGTTCAAACCGCAGTGGAGCAAGGATTGTTTCAAGGTGCGGGTTACTACCAGCCGGATTCTGGTAATCAATCGTTATTCGCCCAAATCTCAGGACGCCTTTTCCAGTTTCAAGTAGCTGGAAATGTCATCACCGTAACGGAGCGCACGATTCCCGGCGACCCCAACGATGCGCGTTCAACTCAAGCGTGGCTTTGGCAGTCGGAGAACTACCTGATAGTCCAGAATGGTATTGCGCTACCAATCTTCTTTGATGGCACTTCAAGCCGCAGAAGCTACGGGGCAAGTGTTCTGTTGGCATCTGCCAATGCTCCAGTTCAACCGCCGCCGCCGCTTGGTGGGGAAGTTACACTAACACTCACCACCCCTTACACTGGGCCATTTGATGTCCCTGTCTTGTTCAATGGAGAATTTTACCAAACCAAATCATCTGGCACTGGTTATCTTGTTACACTTAAAAGCCTGTTTTCTTTACCCGGAGAAGCGATAAATGTTGGAGATACGGTAACAATCATTTCGAGCATTGCCGGGGTTCAGGCGACGACCATCAATCCAGCGCCGGGAGCAGGCGTTACCTTCGCGTCGCCCGATGCAATTGTTACCTTCAACCTTACCGCTCCCTATACCGGAGCGTTATTCGCCACGGTTTCGGTCTTTGGAAAACTCTGGTCTGTTTCGGCCATCGCTGGAAATAATCTCACACTTCGCAATGCCGAAACGGTGACGATGCCAGCAACGATTGACGCCGGCACTAGGATTTTTTTCGTTGCGAGCACTCCGCCGAATGTCACCATTGGAACGGTTCTCGTTGCCAATACATCACCGGCAATCGGCGGAACTATAAATGTTCAAATCAGCAACCAGTTTTCAGGGACTCCCAATCAAGTTGTTTATCTCGACTCAGGCCAGTATCAAATCAATGCCACGCCTCCCCCTCCACCGGGAACAAGTTTGGTTTTATTGAATCTCACTGACGAGAGCACTACTCCGTATGCGTACTCACCGACGCTTCCAATCCTCTCCGTCCCCGAGCTACCAGCAGGACGCATGGGCGCTTATGGCCTTGGTCAAAACTGGATGTGTTTGGTTGACGGACTGACTTACATTGCATCTGATGAATCACGCGGACCTTCAGGCACTCAGGCGAACAGCTATCGTGACGCAGTTCTCAAAACCGTTGACCTGACATTTCGCGGTGGCAACTTTGCGATTCCTGGTGCGGGAAATGTCATCTCGTCCATGACGTTCACGGCCAATCTTGATTTGGCTCTTGGTCAAGGCTCGCTGCAAGTCGGCACGGCGGCGTTCATGGCGTCCAACCTTGCGCCGTTTGACTTCACGAACCAACAAACGAATAGCCCCATCCTGACTTTCTCAATGATTGGCACTGGTCCTCTTGGCCAGAACAACACTATTCGGGTTAATAGCGACGTTTACTACCGCTCCACCTTCGGAATCAATTCTTTGATTATGGCTCGCCGGGATTTCACCGATCCCGGAAATACGCCCATCAGTCAGGAAATGAAGCGCGTGCTTTCGCTCGACGACCAGGCGCTATTGCCCTTTGGCAGTGCCATTGTTTTCGACAATCGCTTTCTCATGACTACTTCTCCGCAAGCATCGTCTCAAGGCGTGCTTCACGCGGGCTTGGTGGCTCTCAACCTTGACCCGGTAAGCGGCATGATGGGCAAGCAGCCTCCGGTCTATGACGGTCTATGGACGGGCATCAACACCCTCCAGTTATTGCAGGGAACTTTCAGCGGAAAGGACCGGGCGTTTGCTTTCACGTTCAATGTCTCGCTGTCCAAGATTGAGCTTTACGAATTACTACCCAATGGCGACCAACATTTCG